TGATTCTGCATTATTATAAAAATTATAAGCACTGATAGTGTTAGCAGTTGATATTGTGCCATCAACACCACCAGAGAGTGATGAGGTCACATTTGCAGTTAAGTTAGCAAAAGTTGTTGCATTTGCGGTAGAGCCCCAAGCTGTGCCTACCGAAATAGTAGTTGGATGTGATGCCCATAGAATATATTCTGATTTGCTAGAAATAACTTCTTTATAAAAATTAGCATTACCAGAATCATCTTTTGCATCAGATGCCTTAGACACAAACGGGAATTTTTCAAGAACCGTACCTCTTGTGCCAGAAAATAGGCCGTCTTCATCAATAACTACCGCATGTAGTTCATCAAATGAACCGCCCTTATTTGAAACATATGTAGATGTTCCTGGAGCAGCGGTGAATAAAGATGCATATTCCCATGTTGAGTGAGTATTAGCATCAGAGAAAGAAACTTCTAGTGTATTACCAACAGCACCCGCATAACGAGCAAAGGCAATACCAAACGCAGTATTGCCAGTAAAATGATTATCTAACCAATCATCTTCATTTTTAATGAGTGCAACATTGTTGGCACCATTGGCGGATGCGTTTCTTGTTGTTGTAATATTTGCAGCACGAACAACTTTTAGGTTGTTTGAATACGCAAGAAAGTTTGCAGCAGAGAACCAGTGTTCATAATTAGTAGAGCTTGGTTTACCAAAAGTGTCGGTAAGTTTTGTCTCGTTTGAAATTGTAATAATTTCACCAACTGGACCCCATGCAAAAGGACCTGCAAATGCACCAATTGAAGTGGCGCCTGAAGGAATAACTGTAGTCAGGTCAATTTCTGATACATTTACCCCAGGTGATAGCTGAAATGCCATGGATTTCTCCTTTAAAAGTATGGGTCAAATTCGAATTTATACTGTATTTAGTTATTTAGAAAGTTGAGGAATGATAACCTTTTTCTGTCCAATAGTCGTTACCCTCCACAATAACCTCTTCTTTCCGCCCATCGTCAAATATACCAACGGGCGTTAGTTCTTCCTCACTTAGCATGTTTTGTTCCGCTAACATCAACTTTCTAATATCAATGTTTGTCGATTCTTTAAAAAATGACTGCGCTGTTAACCAAGAAAACAAAACTAACCCCATAACCAAATCATCGTTATTACCTTCTTCCGCAGCATAACTGTCACGGCTTCTAGTGAAGGTATTCATTTCGGCAATGGTGTCAAAGTCATTGATAATTAACTTATCATTTTCCACCAGTGTCTTTAAGTTAGCACATCCAACTTTTTTTACAGTTTTTGTGGTCTTGATACCAAAACTAGTAGACCTTTTAAATCCACCAGAAATGCTTTGACCTTTAATATGATGATGTTCTAACTTGTATATGTTTTCGTATTCCAAATCATAGTGCAGAATATCGACAACTTGTTGACCAATGTTATTGGTCTCAACCAGAGCATACGCTTCATTGTATTTCTTTGCAACTGAGAAAATTACAGTCGGAAAGAACAATAAAGGCAATTTATTATTCCTATATTTAGCCACCTGTTTATATGGTACTTGACTTGCATCTATAACATTAATTGTTGAATAGTCTAAATCAACACCTTCTGCACAGTCAATTGTGGCAATATACAAATGGTCTTTAATAGGTTCTTCGTATATATCAAGACCTTCAAATGAAGATAATGGATTATGAAATGCAAGACTTCTCAGTTTTGCACCAGATATCAATGTTGCTGATGAACCAATAAACTCAGTTTCAAACTCTTGTCTAAACTGTTCTTCGCTGGTGTTTCTAATAGTCTCATTCTTCCATTCTTCATCTCTGCCTGGAACTTGAGACCAATGCACTTCAAGTGTTTTGTAAGTAGACCTACCCTCAATCGCATCCACCCACATCTTATAGAACATGTTCAAACCATTAGGAGTCGAAACAATAATAACTTTCGTAGTCTTACCAGAAGAGATAACGGGGTAAGTAGAAGTAAAGAAATCTTGCGCCATGTTATGTTGAACGAAAGCAAATTCATCCAAGAAAACTAGGTTGTAAGTACCTCCACGAACACCTGATGCAGAAGTCGCATATGCCCAAATCATTGAACCATTTTCTAGTTCAATGTTACCTTTGTTCCAAGTTTTAATACCTTGTTGTAACCACAAAGGCAGATACTCATATGCATATTGAATTCTACCTAGAATCTCTCTTGCTAATGAACCCTTATTTGCTAAGATTGCAACCTTGTAATCAATATTAAACAATACTGACCATAACATATAACCCACAGTTGTGGTTGTTTTACCAACCTGTCGAGGCATCTTAGCAATACAGAATCTATTATTATGAAAAGTATTGACCATATCCTCTTGGAATGGCCACATGTCAAACGGAATAAGACCTTTATCCACATTGACAATTTTTACATAATTTCTAATGAAGTAAATTGGATCTTCAGAACACTTTACAATCTCTGCAACTTGTTCTTCGGTATAGGATATTTCTACCCCTAACCGTTTTAAACTCGCATTACCATTATAACCGCCACCTAAATCTGACATTTTATTTTGTAATACTTCTTAGCATCCAAGCTTTCTTCTGATGGGCGCCAAGAAGTTCTTGTAAAAAGTTACCAAGAGCAGGTTCATCTGCTTGTTCTGCCAAAACAATACCCGCTCTCAATTGCATGATGTATTTGTCGTTATCGGTTTTCAATGTAATAAACATTGTATTTGCATCTGGCACAGTTGTTGCTTCTTCAACAGCCGATAGTTCTAAGAATCTTGAAAATGAACCAGGTGCATATGAATCTAAGTATCGAATATGTTCTGCAATAGGATCATTTTGAGCAAAAACTTCAGTATAAAATGTGTTTAGAAAATCATGATACTGAGGAAAATCTGAACCTTCAATGTTCCAATGATAGTTGTGTGATTTTAGATACAAAGCAAAATTTGTACCTAAAATTACTTTAAGTTGTTCAATTAATTGTTCCATACTTATCCTTGTTCTTCAAAAACTTCACTAATTCTGTTGTAGAACCAACAAAAACTGCCTTATCTACATTTATGTTTTTTGCGCTTTGTGATTCGCCTGTTAAGTCTCTTTTTCTTTTTTGTACTTCAAGTAAATCTTTATTTAAGTCCGATAGATTTTTAATCAATCCTGCGGCAACTTCATATGCTCTTGGATGCTCTGATTCTTTGGCAACATGCAAAAGATTGTCCATTGCAACATTACCTTTTGTAATTAGTTCTCTGATATTTTGTCTCGCAAATTCCGCATCATCTTCAACTGGAGTTTTTACAACCGCAGGCAAAGTTTCAAACTGAATTGGTTCTACATCAAGAACTTCAGATAATTTTTGATTCAATTTATTCATATTATATTAGGAAAATTTGTTACTGTCTCTGAGAATCCAAACTCATCATCCGGATCAGCATTATTTGGATTTGTTGTAGTAACGATTAATAACGATTTTAATGGATTCGTATCTATAGAAGTAATTGTATATGTTGCATTACTTCTATCACCAACAAGAACATCATTTGCACTTAGATAATCATTTAAGTATCCAACGACAAGAGTTGCCGTATTAGCAACACCAACAGCATTGTTACTAAAATACAGAACTTCACCAAAAATGTTTTTATCTGATACTCTTACAATTTCATTTGATGCAAAGTAACCAACACCATTTGCATAGTTTACAAAAACTTTCTGTGCATCTTTGCTTCTTGTTTCTAAGTAAATGCTTGTATTTGCTTGTCTAATAACTTCAGCGGCTATTACTGGTGGCCAAATATATGCCTTTGCAGTAAATTCTAAATCCCAAGTTATCAATCGTGTACTCATCATATCACCTTCATACTCTGTGGATGTATTCACAGAATTAAGAATTACAGGCATGTCATATTTTTTACCCATAGAAGGAATAAAATTAATTGTTACATTAAAATCTGGTGTAAAAAATGGCAAAATTTGTTCTAATATTTGTGTGCCGTCTTCTGTATTTCTAACATAGATTGATAATGAAAATGTAAAATCATATGGCACAGGAACAAACTGTGTCTTAACAGTTGTTGCAGTATTAGCTGCAAAATTTCTTACTGTAGATGGTAATTTTCTAGCAGTATCATATGACATTCCGGTCATATCAAATGACATTCTAGGAACAGATGTTGCAATAGATTTTGTTAATGTTGGATCAGAAGTTATTCTGGTGATGTATTTTTCTTTTGCACCATAGTTAAGAGGCACTTTAAATTTTTCATATGAAGTTGTGCCTGCCTTGTTGTATCTAACAAGGTGAATATCATTGAACATTGTACCAAACGCAACAACTACTTTGCGAATAGTGCGATTATAAAAGTGGTCATTACCTAGCATTATGCTTCACCAAATGGATTGTGTTCAGAGAAATCAATGATTGCATCTGATTCTGTTTCGATTAATGTATTATCTGTAATATCTTCAAATGCACTATTATCAAATACTGTATCATTAGGCACAGTTGCGGATATAAATCTTGCATTTGATGTTGCACCAATTGACATTGTATTATTTGCAAAGGTGCCCATCACTCTTATTATATCTAAGTTTCTTGTTGTGCTAGTCCAAGAGTAAACAGTTGCCTTTGCGTTTGCAGTTGCAAGACTAACACCTTGATAAACAATTTCATCCTGTA